TGCTGGATGCGTTGACGCGGAAGGCGGGCTGGGTGCGCTGGCACTGGGGGGCAAGGCGCGAGGTGCGGACGGAGGTGTGCGAGGGGCTGTTGCTGCCGCAGTTGCAGTTGCTGCTGTCCGAGCCTGGCATTGAGGCGCAGCGGATTGTGCGGCGGCCGATGCTGAAATCGGAACTTGATGCGTTGGGCAAGACGCCGAACGGCAAGATGTATCTCAGCCAGGGCGGGCCGCAGGAGTATTGGGCGGCGACGTTGACGCGGAGTGCGCAGCAGGCTTGGCCGCGGGTGGAGGCGGTGGCGGCCGAGTGCGTGTGGGTGGTGGCGGACGCGGCCACGGTGGAGGATGCGCGGGCGGTGTTCCATGTGCGCGATGTGGCGGCATCGGAACTGATTGAAATGGGGCTGCCCGAGGACAAAGTGCTGGCGCACCGCGATGCGATGCTCCGGCCGCAGCAGCGGCGCGAGGCGATCGCGCGCAATCAGGCGGCGGGCTACAACCTCAAGGGGGCGCCGCCGAACGACCGTTCCATGGCGATCGTGCGCTATGTGGAGGGCTGGATACGCACCGATACGGACGGCGACAACCGGGCCGAGCTGATCCATGTGCACATGCTGGGGGATGCGCAGAACCTGGTGCAGTGGGAGCGGGTGGACGAGATCCCGCTGGCGTGTTTCACACCGTATCGCGAGCCGGGCCGGATCATTGGATCGTCGCAGGCCGACATGGTGATGGACCTGCAACGGATTGAGAGCCGGGTGATGCGCGCCGTGCTGGATAGCCTGGGGCAGTCGATGTTCCCGCGCACGGCGGTGGTGATCGGGCAGGCGAACCTCGCGGATGTGCGGCAGACGGCGATTGGTTCGATCATCCGGGTGGCGCAGCAGGGCGCGGTGGCGGAACTGATCAAGCCGTTCGCGGGCAAGGAGGCGTTGCCGGTTCTGGCTGTGCTGGAGGACATCCGCGAGAGCCGGACCGGGATTACCAAGGCGTCCGCCGGGCTGACGGTGGATGAGTTGCAATCCACCACGCCGATGGCGGTGTCGCAGCAGTCCAGCGCCGCGCAGGACAGGTTGGACATGGTGGCGCGGACGCTGGCCGAGACCGGGCTGGCCCCGCTCTATACCGGGCTGTTGAAGATGATGGCGCGGCAGCAGGACCGGCCGAATGTCATTCGCATTCGCGGCGAGTGGGTGGCGATCGACCCACGCGCCTTGGCGACGATGTGGGAGGCGAGCGTCAACGTCGGCGGCAAGGGGATGCCGCATGAACGCCTGGCGATGTTGCAGGCCATCGCCCAGAAGCAGGAGCAGATCATGCAGTTGGGCGGGCAGGCCAACCCGCTCTCGGGTATTCCGGAGTATCGCAACACGCTGGCGCGGATGCTGGAGACGGTGGGGATCAGCGATGTGTCCTCCTACTTCAAGAGCCTGCCTCCCGGCTTCCAGCCGCCGCCGCCGCCCCCGCCGCCGCCGAACACGGACCTGATATTGGCGCAGGTGCAGGGGCAGAAGACTGCGGCCGACGTGGAGAACGACCGCGCCGATCAGCAGACCAAGCGGGCGGCGCTGCTGTTGGAGGACGACAGGGACAGGGACAAGGCGGCGTTGGATGCGTGGACCAAGACCTGGGTTGCGGCCGCACAGTTCGGCACCCCGGCGCCGAGCCTGGACGAGTTCAAGGCGTCGATGAAATCCAACGCCCCGGCGGTGGGGTTGTTGTCCGATCTGCCGCCGCCGACGAGTGCGACGCCGCCCGCGGTGGGGCAGCAGCCGCCCCAGCCGCCCAAACCACCGCCAGGAGGCCCGCCAATGGGCATGCAGCCGCCCGGGCCGCCCCGCCCGCCGATGGTGCCCGAAATGCCGCAACGGCCTCCAGGGCCGCCTGTAGGGCCTGATCCGGCCACCGCGGCGGCGGTCAAGACTGCGCTGGCCGGCGGGCGCATGCCCTCCGCCTACGGGCAGTTGACGGCACGGGCCGCGGGCTCGCCGCTAATGGGACCGGGCGGTCCGCCAATGCCGCCAGCGGGGGGAGCGCCCGCCCCGTGACCCTGACATCCGAACAGATGATCCAGGCCGAGGCGGCAAAGCGGATGCTCGCCGATGACCACTTCATCCGCATCCTCAACCGCATCACCGCGGACGCGGCCGAGAAGACCGTCTGGGGCAAGGACGACGCCGAGCGCGAGGCCAACCGGCAACTCGTATTGGCAATCAGTCGCATTCGCGGCGAGCTACAGGCCGACGCCGACGCACCCGAGGCAGAGAAAGCCTCGCAACAACTCGCAAAAGCAATGGAGTGACAGCCATGTCAGGGCTTCTAGGCCAAGCGGTCGCGCCGGGCTGGGGCTCGCCCCAGGTCACACAGCCGCAAACCGGACTGCTGGGGGCCTCGGCCGGGGGCAATGACGACGAACTCGCCAACGCGCTGGCACAGCTCTACAGCAGCATGGGCACGGCCACCGGCACGCCGGCCGGGCAGGCCGCCAATCCCGCAGCACTGGGGGCGGCGAACCAGATCCGCAACGCCATCCAGCAGAGCGGCGACGCCAACCAGCAATTCCAGGAGGCCCGGCAGCAAGGCATCCAGACCGGCTACCCGATCACCCCGGAAGACGCCAAGAAGGTGCTGCAAACGGCCATGATATCGAACTGGAGCGGGGCCGAAGGCGGCGGCGGCAATGGCGGAGGCCAGCGATAACATGCCATCCCTGCTGTTCCCCGATGAGCCGCAGCCGCCGCCATCGCTCCTGGGCATGCCACCGGCGGGCGATGACCAGTCGAACGCGCTGGCGCAACTGTATCGTAGGATTACCGACAACCCGGTCGGGACCGAGCAGTTGCGGCCGACTATCGCAACCAACCAGCGGGGGCCGTTCGATCCGGTCATCGGCGAGTGGCCGACCGGACTGCCCATGACGCAGGGCCAGCACGATGCCGTCAGGGACGCCTCACTCGATCTGTTCGGCCAGTTGTCCAACGCAGTCGGGCTTCCGGCGGCGGGCGAGGCGCGGGCTGTCACGGCCGCATCGCGGCGCGTGGGCGGCGGTCCTCGGCCTCCGATGCCGGAGCCGAGTGCGGCGCCACAGTCGGGCGTGAGCTTGGAAGAAATCGCCGGGCGGCGGCATTGGGCACAACCGAACCTCAAAAGCTACAGCATCCAAGACCCGACCGGTCGGCACCTCGGGACTATCGATACCAACTGGGACCCGATGCTGGGAGACCTCCGCGTCGAGAACGTCCAATCGGTTGGAGGTCCGAACAGCATGGGTCCGGCTTCCATCAAGCAACTACGCGCCGCACTACTGGAACAGTATCCCGAAGCCCAAATCCTCTCGGGCGAGCGAATAACCGGCGCTGGCCCTGGCGGCGGCGAGGGCGCCGGGCGCGAAACATTCCAGCGGGTAAAACCCTATCAAGGGCGTGAGGAATAAGCCATGTCCGAAACCACAGGCGCGCCGGGTGCACCGGCACCGGCAGCAACCCCGGCACCTTCAGGCGGGCAGCTTGGCATCACGCCGCCCTCGGCCCCGCCCGCCTCCTCACAGCCCGGCATCAGCGTCAGCGACGCGGCGCGGCTGCTGGGCAAACAGCGGCGCCAGGGGCAGGAAGGCGCAGAGGCGGCAGCACCGCAGGGCGAGGCCCGCAAGCCCGCCGTCGCTTCTCGCGATCGGCCCTCCGCCAACGAAATGGCGGCCGCGGCCAAGGCTGCGCCAGAGGCGGCGGCTGACGCCCCCAAGGCCCCGCCCGCCCCCAAGCCGGCCAGCGCGCTCGAACGTGCGCTCGGCGTGCCTGAAGGCGCCGCAGCCCCGCCCGGAGCCGTGCCGGCCAACGACACCACCGCCCCAATCATAGAAATCGAGGGGCAACGCTACTCGCAAGCCCAGCTTCGCGAGGCCGTCCTCAAGGCCGCCGACTACACCCAGAAGATGCAGGGCCTGGCCGAACGCGGCCGCCAGGTCCAGGCCCAGCAGGAAGCATTGGCAACGGTGCTGCCCTACATCCAGCCGGAACTCGCGCGCCTCGGCCAGGTCGTCCAGAACGTGCCGCAACGGCCGGACCCGGCATTGGCCAATACCGATCCCGGCCGCTACATCGCCGAGCGCGCCGCCTACGAGACGGCGATGGAGGAACAGCAACGGATTGGCGGCCTCAACGCATTGCAGCAGCAGGCGCACGACCGGGCCATGGCGCAGCAGGTCGCGGCGGCCAACGAAGTGCTCGCCCAAGAGATACCGTTCTGGGCCGATCCGCAGCAGCGCGGGCAGTTGCAGCAGGAGATCGTGGACTGGGCGACCACCAAGGGCGGGTTTAGCCGGGATGAGTTGCGGGGAGTGACCAGCCCGCACCACCTCAAGGCCATGATGAAAGCCGCGATGTACGACAACATGATGGCCGGGGCCAGGACCACCGCGCCGCCAGCGCGATTGCAAGCCCCAGTGCGCGGGGCGCCCCCGCCCGCGCCGCCCTCCGAGCGCATCCAGCAGGCCGAGCAGGCATTCGGGGAACGCCCGAACATCCGCAGCGCCGCCGCATTGCTCGCCGCCCGGCGCGGCATGGCCAACGGGGGAACGCGGTAAGCACATACCGCTTGACCCCGGCGGGGCGCCTCCAATAATCTAGACGCGTCGCGGGACGGAGTGCCGAGCACCAACCGTCCCCGCGGGCCGTGCCGTCGCTAATGCTGACCTCCGGCCGCCGGGAGTGCAAAGCCGACCGCAAGCAGCGGCGGCGAGCACCAACCCAGCCCAGCCCGGCCATCCATTGCGAAATCAATCCTTTTTGGTTTCACCGCATGAGGCGCGCCGTTGCGCGCGCCCCGGCTCGCAATGGAGATCAGCAATGGCCGTTGGCGCGCAAGGCGCAGCCCCCGCCGGCACCTACATCGAAACCGCTGCTGTAGGCGTCAAGGAAGACCTCGCCGATATCATCTATCGTATTGACCCGGACGAAACGCCGCTGGTCAGCGCCTGCGCCCGCGTCGGCGCCAACCAGGTCCTC